CATTCACGCTCGCATATCCACTCTTATCCTGCACCACTCTGTACTGCCTACCACTTTTGTTTGTTATACTGTTCCCGTCATAAGTCGCTTTGGTAGTGGTATACATTTTAAAATTGCTTGCGACAGGCACACCGTTACTAAAATATACGGGATTGGATGCCGTACCAGCATCTGTTCCAAGTTTGCTTGCGGTGGTAGCGGTGGCAGCATTCCCTGTCACATTATCCACCGTCAATGTATTTGTGGACGGATTGTATTGGAAATCATCATCATATGCTCGCGCTATTTCAGAATCGCTATTACTGAACCAAACGTGACGATTAACATCATCGCTGCCTTTACCAGCCGATACATTGATCGCTGTCGTGGCAGATTTGACTGATTTATCTGCATCAGCGGTGTTGTCTACGTTGCCAAGACCAATATTCTCCTTGGTAATATTGACATTGCCTTTTCTATATGTAGTCTCACTGTTTCCTTTAATTCCAGTCACAGGACTTCCAGCCAACACATCCCATTTGCCATCCGCTGTTTTATATACATTACTGCCAGCAGGACATAATACTCCTGCCCCCTCCGCAAAATCAGATGTTGTCGTAAACTGGTCAGACACGTTATACATATCTCCAACATTAGCCGTTGCAAGTGTCGGCAGATTGGCAAAGGCTACCGTTCCCATTGGATTCAGCAGTCCTGCCACTTTTGCGTCAACTTCTGTACGGTTGTATGTTTCGGATTTTAAATAGATGTTTGGCTTATTTTTGATGTAAGAATCATCTGTTGTCGTGGTCGTGTTCCAGTCCGCTTGTACGTTGACCTCTGCACCGCTTGCAATGCCATCCAGTTTTGATTTTAGTGTATTTGTAAAATCGTTCGTAGACAGGGCTTTTCCACTCACAACATCAACTTTTCCATTTAAAGCTGACTGCACAACTTTATTTTGCACAGGATTTGTGGATGTGCTAGACATAGAGGCATCCACCGTGATCTTATTTGCACCTGCGGCGATCCCGTCTAATTTAGTTTTCAATGTATCAGTAAAGTCATTGGTTGACAGGACTTTACCAGTTACTTTATCAACTTTGTTATCAGAAAGAGCAGAAATGCTGTCGGCGTTTTCGTTGATTGCACCTACTAAAGTCTGTGCAACAGTTTTTAACGCATCTGTACCAATCTTAGACATCAAAGATTGGATATCTTCTAAAAGTTTTGTCACATCGTCTGTTAATATTTTATTTGTTTTATAACTTTTAACATATGACTTATCAACAATTTCATTATGGCAAACCATAAGAGGGAAAGTAATATCAGATTCGATTTGAACTCCTGATTTTATGACAATATCTACAATATAGTCATTTTCTTTTGCCTCATCGTTCCAGTATGCCTTATTTGTGCTTTCAGACGAATATCCAACAAAAACATATCTTCCATTTGAATAGGCAATATCCGTTACATCGAAATTTAAGTAAAGTATACTATGCCATGTTTTGCAATCATCAAATGATAATTGGATTTCATTTTGACCATTTACAAAATAGTTCCGCATAAAAATCCCGTTTACATACTTAATACAGGATGGTGAATATTCTGATTCTATCTTATCTAAGTTTTCCCACGTCTTTCCATTGTATGACCGGGCTAAATTCCAAAATTTTTTATCTCCACCATCGTATTCCGCTGCGTATGTGCTGTAACCAATAAATGCGCCGTTTCCATATACTATTGCTCCTAAATATTTTGCATCACCACTGCTTTTTTTCCAGTTAACACCATCAACAGACCAGTAAACTTCCCCTATATGTCCTCCATCAGTCGTACAATATACGCCATTTCCATAGGCAACGTCACCCATGTTAAGAATACCGCTATCACTTTTAATTTCTGATTCTTGAAAATTTATTCCATCATCAGAATAGATAATCTTATTGTCTGAACATGAAATAATAATATTTTCATTTTTGCCATTTATCACGTTGTTTATGTTGTCGTAAGAATCGTCAATAAGTTCCCATTGTTTTCCATCCGTTGACTGATATATTCTTTTTAGTCCAACCGCAAAAAATTTATTAAATTTTTCTGAAAACACAACAGACTTTATGTTTGTAGATGTTAAGTCCGCACCTGTCCACGTCTTACCATCGTTTGACCAATACGCTCTTGGACTAGATGAAGCGTTTGATCCAACAGCAACATAAACTCCGTTTCCATACGCCAATGATTGTAGTTTGCATTTTGAATTATCTGATATTCCGCTTCCATAACTTCCATTTTCCGAAAACGGCGGCGAAACAAATGTAACACCATTTCCAGTTTCGATATATGAGGCTCCATATGTTGTTTCTCCAAACTTTTGAGTGGCTTTTATGTGATATGTTTCCTCACTTCCATTATTTGGACAGCCAGACATAAAATATAACCCGACAGGCAATGTTATTTCTCCAACATTTTCAACAACATTATCGGCTGTAGAATTTTTACCACTTACAGTTATCGTATCGTCATTATTTCTTGTAAACGTCAGATCTCCTACGGCTTTCGTGGTCATCATATTTTCTAGCAGATTCTTGCTTGCATTGTCCGCCAAAAGCGCACTGTTTTCCTGTACGGTCGTACTATCAGACTGTGGAATTTCCTTTTCATTGATTGCACTGATCGCATCCTCTACGGTTGTCTGTTCCACTCCGTCAACTATAATTGGCTCGGACAAAGTTTTATCCTGTTTATCCGCATTTAATTTTTCGTTTTTCGTTGCCGTAAACTGTACCGCTTGAATCCACTCATACACTCCTGTTTCGTCAGCATTTTCCTGTGCGTTGTAAACCCATCCGCTAGACTGGTCTAAATAGTTTTTGTCAGCATTTTCAGTAGCGTCAAGGTAAGACGGTTCACCGTAGCCATAAAAATCTATGGTTGCCGTAAAGCTGTCAGGAATATACCACTTGTCTAATGCTTCTGCGATCGTAGCCGTTGTTGCATCAGATTCATTTTTAGAGTACGCCCCGATATTCGCAGGAGTGATGTTCACGTTCCCACGTCTGTAGTTTGCTTCTTTCTCACCTTTAATGCCAGTAACAGGAGATCCAGCCAGAATATCCCACTTACCTCCGCTCGTCTTGTAAACATTCGCCCCAGCAGGGATAAACTCCCCTGCTCCCTCTTCAAAATCGGAAGTCGTGGTAAATTCATTCGACACATTGTACATATCCCCGACTTCTGCTGCTGCAAGCGTCGGCAGATTCACAAACGTAACCGTGCCTTTTGGATTCAGAAGCCCTGCGGTCTTAAGGTCGGTCTCATTTTTTGTGTAGGTATCCCCAAGCCGTGTTGCCAATGCTGATAAAGCGGTCGGCACGGTCGTGTATGGATTACTCTCAAGAATCATAGCGGACACCAACTGAACAGGCTGTTTTTCGTTCATAGCCGTATCAACCTGATTCTTCTTATAGGTATCCTCTAACCGTGTCGCAAGGGCAGAAAGAGCGGTCGGCACGGTATCATACGAATGAGATTCAAGGGTAATCGCACTCACAAGCTGAATCGGCTGTTTCGCCCCAAGAGCTGACACAATGACCTTATTCTTCAAAGGATTATCGCTTGTCGAATCAAGGCTATCGTCCACCTCAATTTCAGCCGTAGAAATCGGATTCCACTTTGACTGTGTTTCGGAGTATTCGTAAATCGTTCCTTTGACATACTCCCCTGCCGTTTCCCCGACAAAAAGCACCCTCTGTTTGTCTGTCGGATTCTGTGGCATGACAGAAACTTCCGTCAGCTTCTTGTTCAATTCCCCTGTGATTATCTTATTCTGCACAGGGTTTTCACTAACGGTTGACAGTTCATCGTCCACCTCAATAGTCGAACCGCCACCCTCCAAACGGTAAACTCCTGCCACATCGTTCAATTCCTTTGTATCGGAATCATACCTTTTAATGCTCATAGGATTTCTCCTTTCTGCGACAATTTATCGCAATAAAAAAGAGGTCGTAAAACCTCATTGTTTCTGTGTTATCTGATTTTCCTTTTGAAGAATCGGAAAGTTTGTGGTCGTGATAATCTTTTTGATTTCATCATATCCCAGACCACCGCCCATCAAACCGCTTACGGTCATTTCAATGGTTTTCACTTTCGCCAATTCTTCTTGTGAGAAGCAATCACGCAAGTTGTCCGTCTTGCTGATACCATATTCTTCCCTTAGTTGCCTTGCCTGTTTTCCAAAAACAGTTTTATAAACCAAGTCGGTATAGGTACTGTATGCGTGGTTGTGCATACGTTCATTCTCCCCACTATCCTTTAATGCTTTCGTAAAAGCCTGTCTGACTACAATCCCCTTTTCTCTTTCAATCAATCTGCCTGTCAGCATTTTTTCCATCTGATTGAATTGATTGATATAGGCTTCTTTGAATCTCATAGCCTTTTCGCCTGTGTACCCCATAGCAAGAATAGTAAATCCATCCCTTGTTATAAAATACATAGGTTGCTTATGGTTTTGCTGATTCATATAATCCGACTGCACGAAATTGAGCCGTCGAAATTCTTCACTACATTTCATTTCTCTAATGTCTTGCAAAACTCTTTTGTGTTCCTTTTCAAAAGTTTCTGCCACATCCCGACTTGTCACAACAATAGTTTCTCTCTTGTTTAATTTCTGCATTTCAACTAACATACCATTTTCCTCCTTTATGGCTTAATTTTTTGCATTAAAAAAGGACTACGCATTTCTGCACAGTCCTTTTCTCTCTATTCAATTTTTAGCACCATTACCGCCACGATTATGCCAAATTCCACTTTCATTGGGTAGGACACCATTTCTGATACCCTTTGTGATTTGATATTGAGTGATTATCTCCCCACCCTATAAAGAGTAGGGAGATTGGATTTGGTGTGGTTAATCCCCTATAATCGCGAAAGCCGGGCGCACGCCATAAGCGTTGGACGCGCCGTAGCCGCCGACAAGGCCGTTGCTGTGGACATACGCGAAATGCGACACGGACACGACCGAGCGCAGCCACCAGTACGCACGCGTTGTAATGAGATCGGGTCTCTTCTGGAAGAGTTTGATCTGGCATTTGTCAATGCCTGTCTCATAGCCGGGATGCGACGCCCACACGTTGCATCCGTACACCATAACCTCGTTCATGAGGTCAATGTCTGAATCCGTCCACGCCAAGAGGGACTGTCTGAATTAAACTCATTTACCTTTCCTCCTTTAGTCTGTTGTTTTGGTATATTGAATTGTGATGACTCCAGGTCGTTCACTAAATGTAACGGCATTAGCTGCACATCTGATAACATTAGAAGTCATTCTAACATAAGCTCTTAAGAAATAATGATGTGATGTCTGTGTAGTAGGAATCCAATCGTCACCAAAAAGGTGTGTAGAAGAATCTGAATCTAATGTGTATTACTACCTGAACCAGAACCACTACCTGTTGGAAATGTTTGTACCATTGCCATAATTTATTTCCTCCTTACTTAATTACTTTCATATTTAATCTGATAGTCTTATGTATCTAATAGCAGGAAAACAAGTTAGTGTTGAATCACTATTTTGAAATCCATTTAAATACCAATTTTGACCTGCACTTGCGAAAGTTATCACTGTAGTAACTTGCATTATAGTCGTTTCCCCATCTACAGCGTTTTGAGAAACTGCATTATATCTATCATCAGTTGTCGAACCACTCGTACTTGAAAATACTAATCTTCTTATTCCTGTTGAGTTTGCGGAAAAAGCACAAGAACCTATTATTAAATATTTTCCAGCTGAAGGTACTGTCATTGTTGCTAATAATGTTCCAGTATTATTTGGTAAAGATACTTTAGTAGCTGTCCCAATAGTTATATATTTTAAATCAGTCGATGTAGACAATTTGCTAGTACTAGGACCTGTGTCATTACAAAAAATAGACCAAATATTATTATTACCACTGAAAAGTGTTTCTATTGTTCCAACAAAATTGCTTGAAGTGACTCTACCGTTAAAATTGCACCACTTGTTTTCAATAATCACATAAAAGTTGACAAGTCCTGTTTTATTTTGATTTTTTACATAATTCCATATTTCAGTTGCTACGCTATCCATATCGTTAAAACTTGCACTTGGAAGTGTTAAATCCCCAAGAATAATAGTATCTTGTTTTCCGTTCCAAGTTGTTTTTTCAGTATCTGTTACTAATCTATGTGTACTGTCATCTGTCAAATCAGATAAACTTGCTGGTATTTCTGTTTTATTTGCTTTATTTGTACTCAAAGCACCGAGTGCACCCTCTACTGTAGTCCTGCTTGCTCCACCTATCGTTAGTGGAGTTTCAAGCGTTTTGTCCTGTTTATCATCTTGTAAGTCGGATATATCCGAAGTATTTTGTGCTATTGCGGTTTCAATATCCCCTGTCGCACTCTTTAACTCCCATGTTGTGCCATTAAAGCGGTAGATACCGCCTTGAATCAGAGCCTTTTCCCTCTCGTAGTAGGTCTTTCCTGTCGTTACTGTGGTGTCGGTCGATAATGTGTAATCCGTTCCATCAGATTCATACCACCCTAATTCCTGTGGATTCTCACTACCTGTAGGTATGACCGCATTGTAGGTGTAGGTATCTGCACCAATATACACAACAAAATCATTTAAGACAGGACTTTGTGGCATTTCTCTCACTTTCTGCAAGGCAAACAGGAAAATTGCCTGTGAATCAACTGGAGAAATCCCTGCCCTTGTCACTTCCCTTGCGACAAGATAGGTCGTGCCGTCCTTGTCGTTTATGACTAACTTATAGTGGGATTTTTCCTCGTCCGTCAAATCTTCCCAATGATTATCCTCCGTCTCATAAAAAATCGGTGTGTCAGAAGAAATCACCTCTCCGTCAATGATGATTCCGTCTCCTGCGGTCAAGTCGGATGTGGAAATCAGATTCCATCCCCTGCCTTGAATCAAGGTCGTGTCGGATTCTGAATCTCTGTCATATTCCGTCGTGCCAACTGTGATTTTGCCTGTTCCAATGGATTCAATCGTTCCGATTTCCGCACCCTCGCTATCATAAACAGAATCACCAGCGGATGGGGTTTCAATTTCAGTAAAAATCGTGGTGTCGGATTCTGTCCATGCAAAAAGTGGTATCTCTACCCCTTGTGCGTACTCATAGATACCGCCTTTTTTATATTGGCTTGTAGTCGTGCCTGTGAATAAAACCGTTTCCTTATCAGACGGATTACTCGGCATGGCTATCACTTTTTTTAATCTGCTTTTTATGTCCTGTGCATAGCTTGGCAAAATAGCTTCTAAATCGCCAAAACTTGCAAAATTCTTGTCAGACATACACTCACTTCCTTTCTGCTATGGATTTACTCTTTTATCCTCAAAAAAATCAATCTGAAATAATACCAAAATGCCTATTATGGTTAGTCTAAAAGTGCAAGGAGTGAGTTAATCTGCTCGGTCGTAAGGCTGTTCGGCTCTGCCGCATTGATAAGCTCAACAACGGTCGTTTCGCTTGCCTTGCTTGCGTCCCACTCATTCAGCGTGTAATACGTCTTGGAAACGTCTACGGTCGTATCTGTGGATAAGGCGTAAACTCCACCGTTTTCCTCATACCACCCCTCTTCTGACGGATTCTCTGTTCCAGTAGGCGTTACCTCGGAATAGGCTTCATAGTCGGATGTGAACTGATACAGTTTGCCATCTTTAACAACCACATCACCGGTATTATAGGATTCTGTGTTATCAAATTCTCCTGTTATCATATCCCTGACTGCTTTTATTTTTTCTTCCAATTCGTCTACATTTACAAAGTTACCAATCACATCAAAACTGAATGACGGTGTAACATTCTTCTCGTAATATGTTTTTCCACTGTCAACCGTAGTATCTTCTGTTGGGATATAATCTGTTCCGTTTGCTTCATACCATCCCTCTTCTGACGGATTCTCTGTGCCTGTCGGCGTGACTTCATCGTAAGATGTGGTAGAAGTGTCCGCAACAACTACATTCGTTCCTGCCAAATACTTCTTTCCTGCACCCTCAATGAAACGTGTGTCCGTTTCAAAATCATCTGATACATTGTAAACATAGCCAACCATAGCAGATGTAAGGACAGAGGGAAGATTTGCGAATGTAACAGAACCTCTCGGTACATAAGCACCGCCCAAAGAAGCGAATTTGTCAGCAATCTTCTGTGTTATTTGTGTGGCGTTTTTATAATTTACAAAGTTATCACTCATTTTGTTTTACCTCCTTAAAGTAAAGATATAAGTGCATTGGTTTATTTGAAAAAATAGGCATTTTGGATTATCCATTTACCCTAAAATATCTAAAAGGGATTGTACCTGTGTGTCGGTCAATCCCTTTATCTCCATTGTTTCTATGTTCTGCCATGCGTAGGTTGGTGTCGCACCGCTTGAATCTTCCACGCATTTATAAAAATAGCCTGTGGCATAGTCGGTCGTGGTATCACCCACATACTGCACGATTCTGTCTTTCATGTTCTCTGTTGCTGTCGGCATGGTGGACAACTGCACTACGTTATGTTGTGGTTTCCACTCTGTACCATTCCACAAGTAGAAGCATATATCCGCTATACAGTAATACATCTTTCTGTCTGCCGCCGTAAATCTTGCAGGGAGCAGGGCTTTTGTTTCGACAATATCATAAGAGCCATCTGGTGAGCCTATCTCATTCCATTTGGTATCATCAAAAACAGTATCGCTGTTTTCGGTAATACATCTGTAAAAGGCACTCGAATAAATCACCAAATCCCCATAGTGATACGTGTTTCCAGCTTCCCACACATAAATAGGTGTGCCGTCCTCAACATACATCTTGGTTTCCTTCTTCGTGCCGTCCGTTCCTGTCCATTCAAACGTGACGATATTCTGCCCATCTTTCTTTTCTACCGACTTGACGGTACAGTTTGCACCTTTTAACGCACCCAGACCGATTACCGTGTCCTCGGTGTACTTCTTGGATAGGGCAAGGGTTATTATGTCCATGTGATTACCTCCTTTATCTATTTCACGATCAATTTTTTTACACAACAAAAAAGCACCGACTTTATTAAGGGAAATAAAGCCGATGCCCTTTATGGAATTTTGAGGTTATTTTATTGGCAATTTATCAGCAAAGAAATTGTATTTTTATTTTAGCATGTCAATTTATATCAGTAAATAGTAACATTTTGTAACATTTGTCACTTCTTTTCGATTTTTAAGTATTCCTGACCGTATCTTTTCTCAAATTCAATCAATGCCTTGCCATGAAGCCTGTTAATCTGCATCCTTGAATAGTCCATATCTCTAGCGATCTTGTTAAAGCTCTTACCCTCAACATATCTCGAAGAAAGGATGTAGTAATAGTTTGAATATTCAATACCGCCGGATTTAATCATGTCATCCAACTGGCACATGATCTTTTTCCGAAGCCTTATGTATTCCTCTACCTTGTCTGCTGTTTCATTTTTTGTGTCAACGATTTTTTCAACGGCATTTGCAAGACGGTCAACTTTTAAAGATGTTTGTACTTTTTCCTCGGAATATGAAATTTTAACACTGGTAGCCATTGTTTCTAACTGGTGCAGATCAACTAATTTAATCCGTATGATCTTATCCAGTCTGCTGATCTGTTGAAGATATTCCTTAGTCGTCATTTTTACCACCGTCCTTTTCATTCTCTAAGATTTTTATTGCTTCTCTTAAAACTGTTCCTTTTTCTGACTGATCTATCGCTTTTCGTATGCGGTCTTTGTATGTTTTTTGACGTTCTCTTTGTGGTGTATCCATGATTTCCCTCCCTTAAAATGGACTTGGCATTATCCTAGCCACGCTTTTTCTTTGACCTTTTGTCAACCTTATGCAGAAATTTGAAAATGTATCAGGTACATCATCATGTGGATTTTTCCCTGATACAGAATACCGAAGCAACTGTGACATCATTTCTCCGTATTGGTCTTTCGCACTATACATTGACCTGTCACGGAAAATAATATGTTTCATTACCCAGCTGGAGCATTGAAAGATTCTCGCTTCTTTATTTGTTTCTGTTGCCCGGTCTGTGATTTTGCATACCCATCCTTTTTGTTCCACTCTTTTATTCACTTCCTCTGCTACCCTGTCACCGCCCATGTTGCTCTCAAACTCGCAATCATTCATTTCATTATCAACAATCAGATTAGCCGCATATTCATACTGATACTCATAATCTGCCGAATTATTGCACATAGCATCTATACAGTAATAATCCCCCTCATATCCCTCAAACTCTACAAGCACAGGTAAAACAAAATAATCTGTCCCTTTTCCTTTACAGTCGCACTGCCCCGTGATTCTCTTGATTCTTGTATTTGGTAAGTCTTTGTATCGCCTTATATTGCTTTCCGGGTAAAGAAGTCCTTCACGTTCAATCGGTTCTTGTTTATACAGGCACTTGTAAGAAACTTCATCCATTGTCAATGCTTGGTCGTTAAAGAAAGCAACCGACATTCCATTGTATTTATAGGCAAAATTACTTTCTCCTGTCTTTGGGTCTATATCAGGCACAGAAATAATCTTTGTCCTGTCGCTATCCCCATACAATTCAATGATTCTTCCGATAACGTCTTTTGTACTCCACCTTGTCATAATGATTATTTCTTTGACATTTTCATTTAATTTTCTCTGTTTTAAGTCTACGCCGTATATTCTCCATATCTTATCAAGGATTAGTGGATTTAAGGCTTCTTCGATAGTTCCGATCAAGTCATCACAGTATAGATATTTGTTTGTACGCACTTTTCCAGCATTTTTAGAGCCAATGGAAGAACATTGTATGCTTGAATACGGCTTGTACTTCCCGAAGTTGATTTCCTGTGCTTTTGCATTGGTGGATTGTAGCTTTACATCCGGGAAAATCTCCTGCCATGTATATTCAATATTATCTGTGGTAATATCATAAATTCCTCTGTAAAATTTCTCTGTAATATCATTGTTATGTGAAAAAAACAAACTGTAATCTTTTGGGTATTTCCCAATTATCCACGAACAGAAAAACTTTTCTAGCGTAGTCTTTTGCGTACCCGGAGGCATTGATATACAAACCCTGTCGTACTTGTCATCCTCTAAATCTTGCATAGCTTGTATAAGTCCATGTTTATTCAACTGCTCCATTTTAGGAGCGTAAAATTTCTCGCTTTCTTCCCTGTTCTTTTCAAGATACAGTAAATAGCTCTCAAACAGGTAATGCGCCTCGTATTTCATTGTTTCCCAATATAGATTCCCATATTCTTCCTGCGTGGTCTGAATATGTAAAGCCTGTGAAGCCTGTTTGACGTACTTCGACCATTTGAAGCAATAGTCTCTTTCCTCTGGATATTCCTTAATCATCTGTATGCACATTTCCAGTATGCCAGACAACTTATCGTAGTCCAATCCGCTTTTCTGTATGGAATTTCTTAGAATTTCGATTCCTCTTTTATACTGATTCATAAAGAAAGAGACTCCTTTCGTTAGAATGAAGTCTCTTTTCGACTGTTACATACCCTCATCACGGATATGCCGATAGAATTTTTATTTTTCTGCTGCTTTTTTGCTATACTCTTTCAATTTCTTTACTGGCTCATATTCTTCACATTGAGCAAAATCTTTTATATATTGATTTCTTCCTTGTCCGCATAATATCTGAAATTCATCAGGATAAATACATTCTTCACATTTCATCTTACCACAACCTTTGTTTCTTTTTCTGCAATAGAAATTCCTTTAGGTGATTTCCTAATTTCCACGTCTTTCCCTTTATGTAATATTTTTGCTATCACTTCTGCATTGTCAATAACAAATAACTTTAATTCCCTTACGGTCATTTAATCACTCTCCTGTTTCAGCAACCCTTTTATAATCTCTTTCATCTGTTCTATGGTTATTAACTTTGTGCCATTTTCTATATGATTGTCTATAATTTCAAGATATTCTTCTCCACTTTTTTCTAACAGAATGTTTTTATTTCTCAATACTGAAATAAAATCTATCTTATCTCCCCTGCTTATAAGACCTAATTGCGGAGTATTTAGGTATAAAAAGCTTAATCTTATGCCCTTTTTTCTATTGACGATTAAGCAATCTTTCCTGTAATATTCAATGTTCTTTTCTTCTTGAAATTCTTTCCAAAATTCTCTATACAAATTTTCCATTTCCATGTAATGCGTAGTGACAACTAAAAAATTTGTCATTTAATCACTCTCCTGCCTTGAAATTATATATCGGCTTAATAACTTTTTCAATCTCTACAGTATCACCAATCTTGGATATGATTTCCTCAATCGGCTTATATGCCATCGGACTTTCATCAATCGTGCTTTCATCAACAGAAGTCGTGTATAATCCATACATGCTCTCTTTATATTCTTGCATGGTCACAGTCTTTTTTGCCTGTCCCCTCGAAAGAACCCGTCCGGCTCCATGCGGTGCTGAATAATTCCAGTCCTCATTACCTTTTCCATGTCCTAAGATACACCCATCACGCATATTTATAGGGATAATCGTTATGATAATGCTTAAAATCATTCCCTAACCCTCTTTGTAATATATCTCCTGCCATCATCCAAGACAAGATATTTCTTTCCGCATTTACAATTTATCTCCACCTTTTCATCACTGGCAAGCGTTTCAATTTCATTTGGGTACAGGAAGTGGTGGATTTTGCAGAATGGACATTCGACTTCAATCATAAGATTACTCCCTTTCTTCGTGTTCCTCATACCATCTATCTAATTCATTTATAACAACATTGGCACTATATGTCGGTTTACTTAATCTTACCGTCCTATTGCTCAAGACCTCCTCGTAATTCTGTACGATGTACCTTGCGTTATCTCCATCGTATTCATAATCCACATAAAATTTATAAAATGACTTTATGCTTATTATGAACCGAAAAAATCTCTTAATATCGTCTATTCTCCAGTTTACTCTTTCTTTTACAGTTATTTTAATAGCGGACATTCTTTCCCCCTTATAAAAACAGTCATTTATATTCAGTCATTTATTCTACCTCCCTGTGCTACCAAAACCGCCCTCTCCACGGTCTGTTTCTGGCAATTCGTCTACCTGTTCTAACTCAACGTATGGTATCGGCAGAATGACAATCTGTGTTATCTTGTCTCCTTTGTTGAATTTGTATGTATCATTTGACAGGTTGTAAAGTTTTACTTTGATACTCCCTGTATATCCTGCGTCTATCGTTCCATCAGCGATAATCCCATGTTTCACATTCAATCCGCTCTTTGACTTTATCATGCCGACATATCCAGCAGGGATAGCCATGTGTACTCCTGTGTCGATGGTTGCTGAACCGATTTTGCACCCTGGAGCCATTGGAATCCATTCTGTTGTGCCGTCACTTTGCGGAACATTGTATGTGCATGGCACTGTGAAATCATCCGGGGCTAATAAATCAAAACCACCATCTGTTTCATATGCTTTTTGTGGCATTATTGCATTTTCATCCAATTTTACGTTTATTTTCATGGCTTATACTCCTTTTTCAAAATCTCAAACATCACGCTATCTCTTATTTTCCCATCATGTGTCATGCAATTCTGTCTTGAATATCCGTTTATCCTGCCACCATGCCTTTTTATGAACTTTTGATAACTTTGAATGACAGGATTCCCGGTAACACAGAAAAACTCAATCCTGTTAAAATTGTATTTGCAGAATATGTTATTTATAACCTTGTAAACATCCATTATAAACTCCATATTTCCAATATCGAATGAAATGATATTAAAATTATTTGCCGACCTTATAGACCAATTTACCCAGTATTCAATGTATCCGATCACATCATTATTTTTATCTACAGACGCAAAACAATGTTTTTCGTAATTATTATCAGGAAATTCGTTTACACAATTCCCTGCTCCGTCTGAATAGAACATATATCTATCATCATACCATGTTTCAAGGAATTTCCTCTTCAACTCATCCTCATACAGTTGTGCTGTCTTAATCATTTCAAATTCTCCTTGTATATCGGATCATGCTTATAAATCGGTTTCCATTCGTCACTATACTTTATTTCATCATCTGACGTATCTTTTTCTTTTAGTTTCCCAACACGGCAATGCCACCTTGCATATTTTATGGGATTGCCCCATGTATCACAGGCAAGCATTTTCCTGTCACGAAAATATTTCACCATTTTACGGTAATAAAATAGCGACTTTATGAAATCAATTATCATTTCCCGTTACCACCAAATTCTTCTTTATCATTTTTTCTTTCCCCATTCAAACCCAAAATCAGTACGCTTAATCTTGCATTTAGGCTCTCCATCAATCCAGAACACAAGTCCCTCAATATATCCTACTCCAACAGGTTTAGACAAAAATTCTTTAATCCCCTCGAAACTTCTTTCGACATAGACAATATCCCGACCATGTGGAATAAGTATATCATCATCAAAATTATACGGATTTGTCGTAAAATGCTTTCCGACTGCTTCAAAAGTCTGGTATTTATACTCTGGATAAGCAAATCCCCTTGATTCATCATCCCTTGTGATAATTTCCTCTTTATTTTTTTCCATATATAGGTCATAAGCTGACCAAAACCATTTATCAGCCTTGTTGTTCCTGTCACATTTTACCCAATGTGGATAATGTCCTGTGACCGGATCCGGTTCACAGCATGGGATTGCACCATCTGGAATTTTTCTTCCAGGCTTTGCATCAAATCTCTTGTAAAATTCTCCATCAATGATAGCACAACATGAGCCATCCCATTTTACAGTTGCATCACCTTTTCCCTCTAGCACCCACTCCATTCCAGGTGTGACTTTCGGTAAAATGTCAACAATCATGTGATTCTCGAATACTCTTTCAAATAAAGTCGGTATTTTCTTCATTTCCCATCATCCCTTATATCTTCTTTCCACCGCTTGAAATCCTCGTAATCCTTACCTAATACCATTTCTGTTACCTCTAAACACACTTTTCTGTCGGGTTCGCTGGTGCAGAAGCCATTGCGGTTGTATCGGCAGGATTGAAAGCCACATTCTCCGTATTTTGTCATTTGAATAACCTCGGATTGAAAATATCGTAAAACCGCGGCATTTCTGACCGTTCCCTCTCCCTGCTCTTTGTCAGTTCATCGAACATATCGGATAGATCAGCTTCATTTATCGTCATCTTGACAGGTCGTGTTCGTTTCTTTCGGAGTTCTGCAAAAGCCTTGTCTATTTCATCTTCTTGTCTCTCCAAATAATCCTCTGAATCATCAGAAAGTCTTGCTTTGATTTCTGTGACTTCTCTTCTAAGTTCACTTACTTCCTTGTACAATTCTATCAACTGCTCTGAGTGATGTTCTGACACGTCAAATGCAAACTTATACACTTCCCGGTCAAGTTCTTCATCATCTTTCTTTATACAGTCCTCAACGATTTTCATATTTTCTTTGACAGACAGCTCCGCTTCAAGGTCAATAACCATCTGTGCTAGTTCGTCAATGGTGTGGTTTTCAACCAGTTCTTTTATTTTGTCTTTCATGGTTTCTCCTTTCTTAAATCACGTCCGCATTCCGGGAAAAAATTTAATTTATATCCTAACCAACGGTATCTATAATCTGTTGTACGTCCTGCATTCCGTTTTCCTTTACGTCTAGTCCAGTGGTGCATGACAAGAGCGACCGTGTATTCGTTCATGAATACATTATCCTTATCTCTGACTTGATTATCTTCCACGTTAAGATGTTTTCTGAAATCAAGGTTATCGCAAAATTCACACATCGCTATCACCTTCCATTACGCATCCAAAAATAAAAGCACCTATGAGTATTAAAATCAAAATAAGCAGTTTCATTGGTCATTCTCCCTGTTTGTTCCATCAATCGGTTTCCTGTGGTTTATGAAAATCTGCAAGTGTTCAACGACTTCTTTCAGAAAGTCTGTGTCATAGTCGAACATTACAGGTTCTTCGTGCATGATATTCTCAATGATATGCCCTGCAACTTCAAGCGGTGTTTCGGGAAATAACAGGCTTGTTGCAATATTCTTCATTTCCAAATATTTATCCAGTTCGATATATCCTTTTCCGTCAACGCTGATTTTCCCATTTCTTTCAATAGGCTTTTCGATATACTCTTTCTTCTCATATTCTTCACACAAATCGCTCATAGCACCATTCCTTTCAATCCATCCTGCGGAGTTGAACCGCTCTTTTGCACCAACAGGGGGAAGTACAACGTGCTACCGTTACACTAAGATGGATTCTTTATGACAACATATCAAAGAGGTTGTTTTACCCTATGGCAAAAAGGCAAAACAAGTGCTGTGGTGAGGATTTGCACCCCACATGACTTATTTTATCCGAAATGTAACTGAATAAGCCTCTCGCATTCCTGTTACCAATGTCTACCTATTCCACCACACAGCACCGTAAACATAGTTAGGAGCGTTACAAAAAAGTAACACAATGCCGGATATATTCCGACAAATCCCCACGGAGTTTCTGACGCTCCTTGACAGCTCTCGCTATGGGGTATGGAGGACTTATGAATCAAAAAATTCACAAGCCGAACGGCAACAGGTGGAATCGAACCACCGCCTCTGAACGACTTGCTCAGCCTCTTACCATTTAAGTTATGTTGCCTGTGGGCATGATGGTTTTGACCTATCAATAACACCACCAAGCTGATAGGTATTTTTATAATGCCCAAATCCGCATGGCGGAGCCGAGCCGCCTGTAGTATACTTGCAGATTTCTTCTGATTAATCTTTCGTATTTTCTCCCTCTGCGGATGCTGACGCTGGGATATGTCAGCTAATTGCGGTCGTAGCTCAAAACCGCTTTTCCTTGCTCTGGCTTTTATTTATTGACGCTTACAGCTCGCCGTCATAATTTTTATAGGGGAATTGTGGCTTGTTCCAAAATGGATTATTGTTTTTCAAACGGATAATCATGTCTTTTTCCAGCAATAAATTATCATCTGATAGTCTCGGAATAAGACTATTTTTAATCCATTGTGAGTTTTCATTGTCAATTACATCTCCAGCAATAATGATCTGATCGAATGTATATTTATCCACTTCCTTATGTCCCGGAAACATGAATTTAATCAAACAACCGTCCAGTTCAAATTTCAAATTCTCTTTTTCGTGATATCTTATGTCATCTTTCCTCTGTCGGCATACAGCCATGTATGCCCTTGTCATATCAGATATTGTCGTAGATGTAATGCAGATTCTTATTTTTTTATCCATCTTTATCATACCACCCTGCCTGTTTTAATCCGGGGTACATAAAAGCCACGATCAGAAAACAACTTCCGGCAATCTTTAGACCGATGATTCCAAACCATATCGTCAAAATCAAGCCGATCAATATACCAAATGTCGTAACACTGCTGATGCCACCTAAAATTTTATACCCGTCAGATAGTTCCTTTTTATCTTCTTTCATTTCACACCTCAATCATGAATCAATACCCTGCCATCGTCTGTCTGTTCTATTTCCGTAATCTCAAGATCGTATTGCTCATTTTCACAGATCAGCACTTCTGCATCTGAATCATAATCCTGTAATTCTTCAATCAATTTTTCAACTGTCATAAGATCATCCCCTTTTTTATTTTTGAAAAATTTTGAAATCAACCCTCGTCCTTATGGTTCTGCTCATATTCCAAGATGATTTCTTTCAGTTTTTTCTTGGTTTGCTCCGCCATGTCGCTGTACTTGACTTCCGCAAGCAACTCTTTGAAATGATTTGGGGCAGATTCTATTACCTGTTGTGGATTCATGATGTTTCTCCTTTCTTTTCCGTTATCGTGATACCATTGATTTCCTGTCCGTTCCTTAATGCCTGTATAAACCTATGCTCTAACAAAAACTGAAATCGGTTTATAAACGCCGTAAGCGGCACGACAAAATCATTTCCCGTGTCGTAATCCCTGATTATGGCACTTTCAACGTCTATGCCCGGAACTTCCAGTAATGCCCTGTTATCACGATATGCGGCTAATTCCTCTCTTGTGCAAGGTAATTTAGACGGATGCAGGATTTCTCTTGCAATATCCTTTATAGCCATATCCCAATAATCACCATCCATGTTTACATGGATATAGTCATGTATGTTCTTTATGTCATCCTCTGTCAGACGTGTTGGTTTTCTCTTTGATTTATCTTCTATTTCGGGAGATTTATCTAAAATAACCATCACAACCCCTCTCTTTCCGCCTTGAATTTCGCCGCACGGTCACGCATGATTTTATGTGCCTTTTCTCTTGGTGTTCCGTGGGGGAATGTGGCAATTATGCGAATTTTACCATGCACTATATTGTTTGTTAATAGATTATAAAATGTCACTTTATTTTCACTTTTGAGTGCAGTCCTTGCATGTTGCATCTGTGTCTCTTCAAGTGTCTTGTAATCATACTCATTCCAGTATTTATCCTTTATTGTTTCAGATGTGTCAATTTTTATATCATCCGTGTCATATTCTTCGATTTCTGCATAGTCATAGCAATCTTCATCATTGGCAAGTGCGACAACCCTTTCCGCTTCTTCCCTCGTCAGCTTCACTCCGACTATATGATAGTCTGAATATGATCCTTGTGTTATGACGTAGACTTTCATACTGTCACCTCGCTCATTAACATTTCATTTGGCATCTGCATCAGCAGTCGGAATGTCTCCTTGCCCTTGACGGTTATGTATGTCTGCACATTTGAGTAGCCGTATGGTGACTTGAAATCCTTCATCTGGAACAGCCCGGACTTCACATACTGTTGATACGGCTTTATGATATTGTGCCTGTCATTGTATATATAACCATGTTCACGGAGCCAGTTATTAAATGCTTTCTGTTTCATGTTAAACTCTTTCGCACAGTCTCGGAACGTTGTCAAAAGTTTGGCATCTACCAGTCCATCAAAATATTGCCCTTTTGGTTCTAGGATTTCAACACGTTCTTTTAGCCTTTGCTTTTCTTCGTATTCCTCAATCCATCGTTTAGCACGTTCTTTCGGGTCCTCAATCATATAGGAGTCCTGTTTTATGGAATATGAGCCTGTTTTCCGTATGGATGGTAATACTTCCGATGTTACCCAACGCTTAAATCTCTTCGATGAATCTAGTTGACTTCTCAAAATCATGGAGTACATCCCAGATTCATTTATCACTACCATACCCTGCGTACCAGAGGGGGTCATTATCGTGGATGCCCTCCTGTCATCATCGTCAACATTTGTTATTACTGCTTGATTTGTATTCTTATAACCAAGGGATAACGCTATATCCTTTGCTACAAACCATATTTCTCCATCAATTAGAATTGTCCTTATCTTTCCAAACTCTTTGTTTCTGAAAATCGTTACTTCGTTCATGTTATTACCGCCTTTCTGTAATCGCCTTAAATTGCGGCATGGAAACGTCTAAGGCTTGACGCTTTCGGGAGCTACCCTATCCATGCCATATTGATAACCCGACGGTGGGATTTGAACCCACGGACATCTGCCCTCTGCTTTTCAAGCAGCACCCCCTATGATTGATGTCTGCCACAGCAATTAGCCAAACTCTGCCACATCGGGATAAACTCTTTTTTATTTTAAAAAATTTTCAGAAATGTCAATCAATCTTCTTTGCATCATACGGCAGCCACATGTTCGGGTTAAAATTCAAGGTGTATCTGTAGTTGTTTACATCATTCTCACCCAAGTTCAAATCCTCTACTACATAGGTCACATTGTCGCTCAAACCTACAAAGTGCTTTACGTATGTCCCATCATCCTCTACAATGATTTCAAGCTGATTGTCCTCCGTGTCAGCCGTGATGGACATTTTCCCAGTCATCTGAAACAGGACATCACCTTTGATGCAGTTCATTACTGTAAGCTGACGGACGATATTGAAGTTGTCAGCTTCTTTCGACAGATTATAACTGACTTTCTCTGATTGCGTGCATCCAGTAAATGAAATAATCATAGATGTTGCCAGTGCTAATGCAATAAGTTTCTTTCTCATGGTTTCCTCCGTTTATTTTTCTTATATGTTTGCTGATACTTTTCAATTACAAGTGCTTCTCTTACCATATCCATGACTTCATCCTGCTTTTCTTTCGGAAGGGATTTATACAATCTGCTTGCAAGCCTTGATGTAGCGATTAATTCTCTATCTTGCTTTTCCATGGCATCAACTCCTTTTTCTCATATCCTGTTCAATCAGTTCCCGGATGTACTCGGAGATTTTCTTGCCTGTTTTGGCGGTGATTCTGTTCAAATATTCGTTTATTTCATCATTCACACGGAAAATTATTCTATGTGGTTTAGGATCAGACGATGTGTGCATAGCTTTGTTCCTTTCTATGTCTGCCATTTGTTTTTTTCGGAGTTTTCAACGCTTCTGTTAATGTCATCCCCATGGATATCATGTTGTGTCTCCTTTCTGTATGACAAATAGAATATATGTCTCACCTTGGAGTGCTTAATAGGTCGAACATGCGTTCTCCCATAAACCCCCTCCCCCGTCTCCATCCAGAGGATGCGGTTTATTAAATAGACCGATAAAAATTACCTGCAAATATCGGCTTTTTAAGGCTCTATCTCTCTTTGATAAACTGTTGTTTAGTCCAAAGAGTGCCATCAAAGTTCCATAAACCCTGTATTTATCGGGGTTTCGGGGATTATGCTATATATCCCCCCATCAAAATTATTGTGCAAAATGACGGGAAAATTAGCTGTCAGGCATATCAGGAAGCCCTTTTAATGGTTCTGCGTACTGTGCTTCTATCTCTTCCACCGTCCTTACTTGCTGATGTGGGTTCTCGATCTGTTTCGGTGCTGTCTCAACGTATCCATAGTTTGCTTTAAGTGCAAATATGCAGCCTATCTTGTTACTTTCTGATGCTCCCCGATATAGATTTTGTTCGCATTCTGCAAGCCACTTTTTGACCGTGACGGAATGTGAAATGCTTAATTCCCTTGTATATTCCTCGTTTGGGTGGTTTAATTTCCATCCTGCAATGTCCTTTATCCTGTTTCCATCTGTGTCATAATACAGATATGATCTCGTTTCTTGATTTTTCCAGGAATTGACTGTATCCCTGTTTATATTTATCAACATGCTAAACTCAATAATTGAGGGATATTTATTGTACTTGTAGCATAGCCCTGTATATATATCCCATATTCTATCAATCCCCTGTATGTCATCATAATCAACTGGATGCTTCTTAAAATGATTGATAGAGATATACTTTATCAATCCATTAAACAACGTGTTATTCTCGTATATCTTTTCTGGATCGTCAAGAGTTGATATATATTCATCTGTCAGTTGGTGGATTGTGTCAAGATATACTTCCACATTCGTTCCATCTGCTATGATCGTGTTCTTTTTCATTTCCACCACCTCACAATCTATCAATTAAAAATTTATAGCAATAAAAAAATGCAGTCCTTTGAAAAGCCATCTGACAAGATGATGGCTGACAAAGTCACTGCACTCGATGTTGCTGTTTGTCGTTGGAGACGCTCCGCTCTCCCTCTTGCATACCGTCAACGCAACTCCCCTTGTCTGGGTAAGTCTACCAACGTATAGACTGGTAGGTTTCTGTTCTTGTATGCAAGCTGATTTATTTTATTGATATGGATTATAGAACAATCGTTCGAAAATGTCAAGAGGGAATTTTCAGATCAGGAAGAAAAGAAAGTCCTATAGAAATTATTTACTGTATAGTATATTATTGGTCTATTATTACATACTGGCTATATTGTAGGTTATTGGCTACTGTTATATTCTGACTATCCCCCCTCGTTCCCCCCAAGGGGACGAGGACTATTAAATACCTTCTGTTTGTAAGTTATTGTCTATATGTAAGTTCTGACTATAGTCAAAATATAAATACAGTCTAAAATTTAATTATAGTCAAAATATAAATACTGATACAATATATTATATATCGACTATAAGTAAGTATTAGACTATATATAGATATTGCGATATAATTTACGATAAAGTAAATAATTTAATACGCCCCCTGTTGGGAGCGAGTATACCATAGATTTTGAAATCTGTCAACCGTCAAAAAAGGGGGAACGAAAAAATCGCTCCCCTATCGCAAATTTGGCACACCCTATCATTTTGCCCTGTTCCTGCGTGTTCTCCTGCGTCTTGGTGGATTGTCCAGAAGTTTGTTTATGAAATCATCCGCTGTTTTCTCCATTTCCGGGAAGAAGTCCAGCATATCAAGCATAAACTCTAATTCTTTCCCTGTTTCCTGACTGTATATCTTTTGACATTCTTCTAAATCGAATTTACCGCCTAAATGAATCAGTATATGGCTTATCGTGGTTTTCATGCTGCAATTATAAAGCCTGCCTACATCCATCAATGCCGGATAATTCTTTTTGTACCATGTTTTCGTCAGCGGTGCCGGGACAGTGCTTTTCTGCATAATCCCGTCATGCTGTTGCGATTTCCTACCGTGTAAAAAGGCATCCGCTAAAATGTCCTTTGCCTTTAGCTGGAAATTCAGCAATTTACTTGATAATTCGGGGTTGTCCCTTTTCATTGCGGGGGTTATGCTGATTTTTGTCAACCATATCGGCAGATAATCAATCTGTAATCCTATGGTTTCGTTGTTCGGGTCAAGTACCCCTGCCGAAAATTTGGTAGAACCCCCTTTCAAAATATCGTCGGTCTGCACTTTCTTGACTTGATAATCCCTCTGTTTCTTGTTCATTCCCAACGCCTTACAGAGATATCCAACCCCTGCAAAGATTTCTCCTGCTTCTGTCTGTGTAGCGATTATCTCGCTACCGAACACGTCAACTTGTTTCGTCACTTGATTTTTCATAGTTTCAACCAACCTTTCTAAAAATATAATCAATTTGTTGCGTTGTGTTACTTTTGGTGTGAAACTCCTAAGTATGTTTACGTTTATGATAACTGCCCTATGTCAGAAATCAGCTTGAATCAATAAATATGCTCGCTCCATAGTGTCTTTACTGATATACCTATATCCTCGGCTTCATTTCCAAAGACGAAAAATGCTATATCATTGAGAAATGCCGATATAGAATATAATGCCCTCATTAAAACTATTTTCATAAAAAAATCCCATTTCTTTGATTGACAACCGCACCGAAAAGGGATAAAATGATAAATCATGCCCCTTGTGGGTGTGGCTTTGTGATATAGGGTGCTGTGTTCGTTGGTAGCGGTTCAGCACTCTATTTTTCTAGTTCTTCATCAATTTTCTCATTAAGCCATTGTTTTTTAGTCTTATCCTGTTTTGTCAACTTACTTTCAAGACGTTCCAGCTTTTCGCGCTCCACCTCTGCATTAAAAGCCTTGTATTTTTCACGTCTTGCCCTCATGTAACCGGCTCCGTCTTTTGCTGGTATAAAAATCACCTCTTTCTTTTTTTGGTTTACACATAAACTATAAATGATTATGTGTAAACTGTCAACACCCAAAATCAAATTTCCTAAAATCGTCATATTTGCGTTTTAAAGCGTTTTAATCCGTCACCCTAAGATTTATACCTGTTTCACGTTAAAATCAAAATTTGCCCTATTCTCGTTTGTTGTAGGGGCATATTATGCCAATTTAAAAGAGGGGCTTGCTAACCCCTCTTAATTCAAATGTTATCGTAGATTTTCTCTAAAACCATCGTGGGCTATTGCTCATATTGTCCTCCATTCTCATCGTCCATCATCAGCATGAAAGCTTCATCCGATAACACTGGATTTATTTTGTGGTTTTTCAAAAAATCTTCCCAATGCCGGTTAAAGTCGCCCCCGGCTTCTGCTCTTTCATCTACGTTTTTAACCTCCTTTTTATATTTCCCTTGTCTACAACTCACCACTTACGTGCAACAGTTAAAATCTTCGTCAACAATGGCGTCACCATAAACCCACGAATTTCCATCATGGGAAAGATTTTCCTCTTTCTCAATCCAGCCGCCGATATCTCCAGCCTTGACATTCCCAAAATCTATCACTGCACAAATTTCATGCAATGTGACAGAATCATGTTCTTTTGTTTCTCCTGTAAAATTATATTTTTTATTCATGGCATCCTCCATTCCGCCCGTTAGTGGTCTTAAAAACTTATTTATAAAAAATATAGTATTGTGACACGTAGTCATTGTCAAAACCTGTATCATCTTGGTGTTCCAGACACCAATTTTTTACAGTGTTAAAATCCCCTTCTATCATTTTGACCGAGCCATACCAGACGCCCGCGTCTGTGCTTTGTTTAAGCACTATAAACTTTCCGCTGCCACCGAAATTCTCGTTCATGTATTTAACATTATCGAGTTCTTTTTCGATATTCCTTTTCATATTGTCCTCCATTCTCCCAGCATAGCCGGGGTAAAAATTAAATAAACTGCTCTACTGGTCTGTCAAAATATTTTACAAAATCCATCGGTGATGCTGTGTTTAAAAATGTGTGTCTAGTGTTTAGCACCCACCCATCTTTAACCATGGTTCCGGCATATTCTCCGCCGATGCTATAAACGTCTATAATCCCACTGTTATATTTTCCGTAAAACTCAATTTTTGTTATAGGTTTTGCACCATATTGTCTAGCAATGCCCATCCCAAATACCGCATCATTGGATGTCTCTACTTCCTGCCATTCCCCGGAAATAAATTGTGACAAATCCATACGCCCATTCTCATCCATTTGACGATTTCCAAATACACATTTCCCGATAATTTTATAATCCATATTGTCCTCCATTCTTCCCATTTAAGGGCATTAAAATCCATTTAGGTAAATCCCTGCCCCATAGCTACAAAATCGTTCTATGTGGCTTGTACGCGATCACAGGGCATATACAACAAAGTACTTATGTCCGTCATGATCAACTGTAACCCTATCACCGGATTTTAAACCGGACAAATAGTCTGCATACTCTTTGACCGTCCTATATCCGGCATCCTCCATTTCCT